TTGTTCTGTACAGCATGATGTCGTAGTACTCCCCCATCGGGTCGCGTATCAGGCGACCGCGTTGGTCTGTGCCTTTCGGTGCAGTTGGCCGCTCGTGGAACGACCACGCCTTGCTTCGAACCTGCTTGCGTTCGTTGAACCATTTGTCTGCTTTGGTATAGGTATCAAGAGATTTAACTTGCATGGTTTGCTTTCTAAAAGTTGTGGACAATTTGTCCACGGGTTACGGAACTTATTCCCCTGTGGGGGCGCTTGGAAATGATGTTTGTACTTGGTGAATTGTTGTGACGTAATCATATAAGTCACCCTCGTCATCTTGTTCTTGAAAATCTTCAGCGCCATCTTCACCAACTGCTACAAATCTATACCTCCCTCCTTTATGTTCGTAAATTTCTACTGCCTCGTCCATCAGTGTGTGATGTGCTTTAACATCTTCAAAATCTGCATACCATTTAACATCCTCTGCTTCAAAGGTAATGATCGGGTCATCTTTGTACCCATACTCACACTCATCGATTGCTTGCGTAAGGAACGGGTTGTTCTTTGCAAGCATCAGCGTTACAAAGTTGTCCCGCGTTTGAATGTCATTGAACTTGATGATGTACGCTACATGTGATCTGTATCCCATAATTTACTCCTGTATTAATTTCCCACTGGCATCGAAGCGCCACGCATTGATCTCGCACAACTCAAGGAAATATTCTTCGCTTGAGTAGTCATCGTGCGATTCTTCGAGCGCCGTGTAGATGTCCTGCGCATAGCAACGCGCTTCATCTGTCGCCCACCCCAACAGGTCATCCAACAGCACATCCATACAGATGCCCTCAACAAGCGGCGTTGCCTGAGCACCCGCAAAGATGCCTGTACGCAAGATGGTGTCGCTCCAGTCCTCTAATTGAAGCATGCCTTCCCTCTCCAGCACCATCGTCTGCTCGTGGTTGTACCTGTGCGAGTTCCTACTGACCTCGAACCTGCGTGCGGCGAACCCGTTCTGTATCAACTCGATCAAGATCATGTAGCGTGTGTAGTCAGGGTTGTCCGGCTTCAAGTGGTATTGCAGAAAGAGCAAGGGGTCTACCTGCCCTGTCCATGACGCGCCATCACCTTGTGAGCCAAAGCCCGACCACTGCACATTGTCAATGTCGAAGCCGCGTTCTAGCCCACGCTCCGTGAACCCCTCTGTGATGCACTCGTACCAATGGTCCTCGGGTTGGTTGTATGTTGTCATCGCGTGCGCCTTACCTTGCGTTGATAGCTCGGCGTAGGTGTACACAGTGATCTCTCTTGTTTCTGACATGTTGCTTTCTCCTTATCCAAGAATGTTGACTAAACCCTCGCGCACTTTCTCTTCCCAATCGATGTCATCGATCTTGTTGTCCACGATGTCCTCCACGATGTTGGAGCGATTGATTGCGCGTTCAACTACTGACTCCATGTTCATGTCGTTGATCGCTTCCCCTGCAAGTTCTTGTGCTTGCTCCTTCGTGCAGAACTCATCGTGGTCAATGTCGGACAGGTGTACATCTATCGCGTCACTCACCATCTCCTCCATCATGTCGCGTTGCTCCTCACTGATGAGCGCAATCGTTGCGTGGCTCTGCATGATCGCGGCTACCTTCTCCTCAACGAGTTTGTCGATCTGCTCGTTAATCATCTCTCTCAACATCTCGTCTATGGATTTCCTGTGGATCAGCGCAGGTTTTGGCTATGGTTGAACACTCGCCACCCACTCTTCAACAGTGGGCTATGGTGCGCCTAAGAACCCTCGCTCCTCCAGCGCTCTCTGCTCCTCTTGCGTGAAGAGCTTGTCCAGTTCCACTGGTGTGGTGTCGTTGTCTTGTGCAATATTAATCATGATGCTTTGCTTTCTATTTAAAGTTGTGGACAAATTGTCCACGAGTTGTGCGCGGGATGCGCGGGGAAAGATGACCGAACCCTTTTTTATACACATAGCGTGCGCCGAGTCGAGTCGCAAACCATATGGACAGTTTGCGGCAGTCGTCTTGCATTAGATGTGGCGTGGGCCAGCCGGTTGTCATGGTCGCCATAGAAGTAAATCCAAGGCCACCACAATAATGGCGAGTAGGAACACTACCCGCGTAATCAAGTCTTCTCTTTCAAACATTTTTATATGTGGAAGCCCACACCCTCGTAGTCGATTACCACGGCGTAGCGTATACGGGCGTAGCGTTTGTCTTCGGGTTCTTCAGGGAATAGCTCCCTTGCAAACTTCTCTGCGTCCATCTTGGTCTGCCACAAGTTGGGCATATCTTTGTCGGAGTCACCGACTACAAACCATATTTTCATTTCTCTTCTCCTTGGTTAAGTTCTTCTGGTATCTCGATGTTGTCGCCCAGCTTGCTTGCCACATAGCAGCGCATGGCGGCAACCAACGGGGACTCGTCCCACTCAACCAGCCATTTACCAAAATCCACCGAAATCTTGGCCTCCCAATCGTAGCCCTCTGACCATAAGCCAATGTTCTCTCGTTGGATGATCGGCCCTCCATGCTCCCATTTGCCGCAGTAGTTGACCGGGGCCAACCAACCATCAAGCCCCTCGGCCTTGCCAACCGCCCAGTTGAGGGCGGCTCCTGTCATCTCGCTTGTCTTCATTTGCTTTCTCCTAAGTGTTGCCGCACTGCGGCGTCTATGACATCCCATGTGATGCCGACATTGCAATCGAACGCACGAGCAACAAGCTCAAGCACCCTCACGCAGTCTTCTTCTGTGAAGCCCTCTGTCCCCTCTATTTCGTTGCACGCAATCACATTGACTACATCCTCTACGCTCCAGTCATCACGCAGAATCCACTTGTTGTTTTCTTTAATCAGTTTTGCCATTTCACTTCTCCTTGGTTAGTTCTGTTAACAGTGCCTCAAGCTCTACTAAAAACTCAATCACTTCGGTGAGGCTGTCACCAAAATTCTCGTTGGCCGTGGGGCGGCGCTTGTCTGCCGATGTCATGGCATTCTGTAAGTCATACGCCGCGAACAGCGCGTTCTGTACACCTTCTAGTTTCATTTTCATTCTCCTTGTGGTTGTAATGCGCTGGCCAAGGCCAGCAACTCGGGGTCAATCAACTCTGGCTCACCGAACGCACCCATGTCGCCGTCCATGAGCGCCAGCAACTCGGCGCACTCTCCTGATACATCTTCAGCCAACGACTGCAATACTTGCTCGTCTCGGTTGTCGTCCATCACTTGTGCGGCCAGCGTGTAAGCGCGGCTGAGTATGGCTTCGAGTCGGTTGTAGTCTGCTTGTTTCATCTCACTTCTCCTTCTAGGTTATGCCGTGTAACCGACACGGCGGCGGGTTCTCAATCTGTCCTTTTCTTTGTGATCTCTGGCTGGCGCAGTCGCACACGCATCTCGGGCTGTATGGCGTGCCATAGTTCTAGCGCGTTGTCTTTGGTGTCGTTATCGATGTAACTCAGCCAGTCTGTCCCATTCTTATGCTTGCTCGGCCCACCTTGCGCTTGCTCAGCGGCGAGGCCAATCGAGGCTTTCGTGGTGATGAGCAGGGCTTTGTAGGCTTCCAGAAACTCGTGGACAGCTTGTCCACCAGTTTGATTCCGTTTCTTTGCGTACTTGTGTTGCTGGTGAACGGCCAAAAGCTCAGCCCTCGCACCCTCTATGACCGACCCCCATTGGGCGTCATGCACCTTGCGCCAGCGCTTGACTGAGGCGATGCGGCCACTCTTGACCTTGTTTGCCTTGCGCTCAGCAAGTATCTCGTTAACGATGTAAGGGCGTGCGTCACCACTTGCGGCCATGTTTTTTAGGGTGCGCTGGGTCTTCTCTTTCAGGGGCTTGGCCTTGGGTTGGCATGCCTTGCACATGGACGACTCGATCTCAAGGGCATGAGCGCCCACATATCCTCGTGCCTGCGACTGCATTCGGCTGAGCCTGCGTTTGAACTCGGCCAGTGGTTTTATGGCGTTGCACTTGGTGCACATGGCGGCTTTGATGCCCGTGACAGGGCGTTCGAAGTAAGGGTTTTCCATAGTTTTCCTTGTTTTTCAGGGGCTACTGTCCCACCAAAAAGGGGTGTATACCCACCGCTTACAACGAAGTGGACATGTAGTGGGCCAGTAAGTGTACAGCATACACGCGGGTTTTAGGGGGTGCTGACACTGAAACCTACCAAATTCTGAGAACACCATAACCAACTTCTTTTTTTCTTGGTTTTTCTTGTCCACTAAAACCTGCATATATATATACCTTTTAAAAAATAGATTTATATATAGGTGCGGTGCTGAGCTGGACGCTGGACGCTAGCATTGGCGCGGGTTTTAACGCACCCACTATGTGTCCACTTCGTTGTAAGCAGTGGGTATGACACCCACCATCTCTCCACAACAAGTTGGGGAGAACTCGTGGACAATTTGTCCACGAGTCAGGGGGTTGGCGAGTCACCAAAGGCGTGACTGCACATTGGCGCGGCGCATCTCTTCGCGGAACGAGCGTTCCTCTGCCCTCGCTTGCTTGGCTTGCTCAATGCGTCTGCGCTCAGCCGCTGGTAGCTCCTCGAATATTTCGTCCCTCAAGCGTTTGAGGATGACAAGGTGTCTGTCGCGGATGTTCTTTGAGTGTTTGTTGCTCATGGTTTTCTTTCGTTGGGTTAGTTGTCGTCATCGGTTGCGTTCAGCACTTCGAGCGCGGCTTCAAGGCCGTGTCCTGCGTAGCGCACATCCGCCACGATGTCGCCGTAGTTGAGTATGTACTTCCACCCATCCCCCGCTTCTAGCCGCATGGCACGCAGAGTGTGTCCCGTGTTTAGCTTGACTTCTGCGCCCAGTTGGGCGGATGTGAGTTGCATGGGAGTGAGGTCAATTTTTAGTTTGTAAGACATGGTTGTAACTCCAATAAAAAAGCCGCACGATGGCGGCGATAGGTGTGTGCTATGAGCGTTGTGCGCTCGATAGCTTGCTTTCGATAGGGGGTGTCTATGGGCATTGTGTGCCCGATAGACAATGAAACAAACTGCGGCGGAGCATCGTTACCCCGCCGCCCTGAAAAACTCGTGGACAAACTGTCCACCAGTTACTTGCCGAGAGACATCATGAAACGGCGCTTCTCTGCACCAGTGAGTGCAGCGTAAAGCTTGAGTAACGATGTAACGGCGTCAGTCTTACTTGCTGACTTGCTCGTTGACTGTGGGCGCTCTGCTGGCGGGAAGCACACATCGAGCACACGGCGCATCGCTTTGTCGGCGGCACTGTAGCGTGGCAAGGTATCGCCCCGTTGACCCTTGGCGACTTGCACGCCGTACTTCTTAGCGGCCCATGCCATTGCAAGCGGGTAGGCAATGGCTCGGGTGCATACCCCAAGCAGGAACAAGTCCTCAGTGAAACTCGTGGACGATTTGTCCACGGCTGTGAATACAGCGTTGACGGCGATGGTGTTGATAGCTTTCATTGTCAATTACTCCTGAAACAAAAATGCCCCGCAGACTGGCAGGGCAACAGCACCAAGGGGTTCACCCCCTAAGATGACTCTATTGTAACACAAGGGGTTATTGCAGCCCCTATAGCGTAGGAAAGCTAATACCGAAGACCCCACCCACCCCCCACCAAGCCAGATTGACGGGCCTGACCTGTATGCACATGAACACTGTTTCGTAACCACACCACATATTTTGTAAAACCTTAGACACCCTAGCGTTGTAACGCCCGCAGAGGAACAGGGGGGTGAAGTCTGGACTTATGATTCCCCTAAATTTTTTAAAAAATTCAAAAACACCTATGTCCAACGATTGACAGGCAAAAAAATACCCGCCGAAGCGGGTATGAAGATGGACGTGAGGCCATCAAGGAGAAGCTACGTGACAATTGCTTGCCGCGAAACTCAAACGTAGTGTACACTTCCTTTACCGACGCCACAAGGACATGGGAATGTTGGATCATTTGGTGCAAGTAGAACCCGAAGTCACTACCCGGGGCAATTTTGTAGAGCTGGACGACGCATCGCCCGGTGATTTGCTGTCCGCGCAGAGCGCTACGTCTGACTGGATGACTGAGTTGGGTATAAAACCCGATTCGCAAGTTGACGCCCGCGCCCAGACAGCGGCAGCGCGAGAAGCATTCAGGGGCATGGCCACAGTTGCCACCGACGAAGAGACCCGAATCCGACTTTTGACCTTGCGCACGCCTGCGGCAGTACGCCACCTGACGGGAATGCTTGCCGCCTACGACTGGGAATTTGTGGAGATGGCCCGGGAGCTGCGCGGTTACACCGTTGCCAAGTTGGTTGAGGAGACAACATCTCCCAACGCTAATGTCCGGCTCAAAGCGCTCGGCCTGCTGGGCAAAGTAACTGAGGTGGGGCTGTTCACGGACAAGATCGAGATCAGGAAGACTGATCTGACGGACGCCGAGATTGACCAGAAGCTCAAAGATAAGTTGAACCGGTTCATGGGCGTCGTGGATGTGGAAGTCACCGACATAGAAGAAATAGAACTGTACCCGAAACGCCGCCTGAGCAACCAATGTTCTCATCTCCCACAGATGAAACTTGACGATCTAACGCTGACGCCGCAGGAAGCAGCGGCCATTCAACAGGCCATGCCCACGATGACGCTCGTGGAGAAACTCGATTTGATGGAAGTGTTAGAGGAGCGTGAAAGGCGTTATGCGCTCCAGAACGGGCGCACCAACTTGATTGACTTTTCCAAGCGGGTGTACCCCGGCTTCAAGGTTGGGCCCCATCACCGCAAGCTGTCTAAGATTTTTCAGGACGTGATCGAGGGCCGCAAGAAGCGCGTTATCATTAATATTGCCCCGCGTATGGGCAAGTCTGAGTTCTCAAGCTACCTGTTCCCGGCGTACTTTCTGGGCAACTACCCGGACAAGAAGATCATCATGGGCACGCACACGGCGTCCCTGTCGGAAGACTTTGGCCGCAGGGTCAGGAACTTGTTGGACGACGAGGAATACCAGAGCTTGTTTCCCGCTACGTTAGTGGCCGCTGACCAAAAAGCGGCGGGCAAGTGGAGCACTGCCGCAGGGGGACAATACTACGCAGCCGGTGTGGGCGGAGCCTTGGCCGGACGGGGCGCTGACTTGTTCATGATTGACGATCCGCACTCGGAGCAGGACGTAAAGAGCAACTCCAAGCTGGCGTTTGACACGGCGTGGTCTTGGTTCCAGACGGGCCCTCTGCAACGCTTGATGCCCAATGGCGCGATCATTGTGGTGATGACCCGGTGGGGGCCGTTGGACTTGACCGGGCGGCTGATCGACTACCAGATAAAAAACCCGGACTCCCCACGCTGGGAGATTGTGGAGTTGCCCGCCATACTGCACGAAGGCACGGACAACCAGAAGTCGCTCTGGCCAGAGCAGTGGCCGTTGGAGTCGCTGATCTCTGCCAAGTCGTCGATGGACCCGAGGTATTGGAACGCGCAGTACATGCAGCAGCCCACTTCGGACACGTCGGCCATCATCAGCAGGAAGAGCTGGAGAATCTGGGAGCCTGAAGAACCGCCGACGTGCGAGTACATCATCCAGAGCTGGGACACGGCGTTTGAAGTCAAGACGACCGCCGACTATTCGGCGTGTACGACGTGGGGTGTGTTTTACAACGAGGATGAAGATAGCTCCGCGCAGATCATCTTGCTGGACGCGTTCAAAGACAGGATGGCGTTCCCCGACCTAAAGGTGGCAGCGCTGAAACACTGGAAAGAGTGGGAGCCAGACGCGTTCATTGTGGAGAAGAAGGCTTCCGGCGGGCCGCTGATACAAGAGCTGCGGGCGATGGGCATACCCGTGCAGGAGTTCTCCCCCAGCCGGGGCAACGACAAGACAGTGCGCGTGAATGCTGTTGCTGATTTGTTTGCCTCTGGTAAAGTCTGGGCACCGGACACCCGCTGGGCACGCGAAGTCATTGAGGAAGTTGCGTCTTTCCCTGTTGGCGAGAACGACGACTACGTGGACACAACAACTCAAGCACTTCTGCGCTTCAGACAGGGTGGGTTCATCTCATTGGACTCAGATGAGAAAGACGACAGGATTTACCGTGGGCGCGTAGCTGCCTACTATTAAGGATCAACATGGCAACGAACATTGACAAAGCACTCTTTCAGCAGCCGCGTGGCATCGACGCATTGGCCGAAGATGAGCAGGGCATTGAAATTGAGATTGTTGATCCTGAATCCGTGAGCATTGAAGGCCCGGGGTTTGCCATTGAGTTGGCCAAGGTTGAGGCTGAGAACGACTTCGGCGCTAATCTGGCCGAAGAGATGGACGAGAGCGCCATTGGGTCAATGGCCGGTGACTTGGCGGACGATATTGACAACGACCGCAACTCGCGCAAAGAGTGGGAGAAAGCCTACACCGAGGGCTTGAAGCTGCTGGGCTTGCAGGTCGAGGAGCGCACAGAGCCGTGGAACGGGGCGTCTGGTGTGTTCCACCCGATGATTACCGAGGCCGTGGTCAGGTTCCAGTCAGAGGCAATCACGGAGTCGTTCCCCGCCCAAGGGCCGGTGCGCACGAAGATCATTGGCAAAGAGACTCCTGAGAAGCAGCAAGCTGCTCAGCGCGTTGAGGCCGACATGAACTACGAGTTGACAGACGTGATGAAAGAGTTCCGGCCAGAACACGAGCGCATGTTGTGGTCGCTGCCAGCCACAGGCTCGGCGTTCAAGAAGGTGTACTACGACCCCAATCTGGGGCGGCAGGTGTCGATGTTTGTGCCCGCAGAAGACATCCTCTTGCCGTACGGCACGACTGATATGGACACTTGCTACCGCCTGACACACGTCATGCGCAAGACCAAGAACGACATCATCAAGCTCCAGCAAGCAGGCTTTTACCGCGACATCGATCTGGGCGACCCCACACGCGAGCAGACCAACATTGAGAAAGCCAAAGACAAAGAGACCGGCTTCAGCGATCTGAACGACGACCGCTACGTCTTGATGGAGTGCCACGTTGACTTGGACCTCAAGGGGTTTGAAGACAAGGACGACGACGGCGAGCCCACAGGCATTGCGCTGCCCTACGTAATTACAATCATCAAGGGGACCAACGATGTACTGTCCATTCGACGCAATTGGCGCGAAGATGACGAGCTGCACCTCAAGCGCCAGCACTTCGTTCACTACCAATACGTACCCGGTTTCGGTGCGTATGGCTTCGGACTATTTCACCTCATCGGGGGCTTTGCCAAGTCGGCCACCAGCATCATGCGTCAGCTCGTTGATGCCGGGACACTATCAAATCTACCCGGGGGCCTCAAGTCTCGCGGACTTCGGATTAAGGGTGATGACACTCCGATTGCCCCCGGCGAGTTCCGAGACGTAGACATCGGCTCAGGCGCACTGCGGGACAACATCCTGCCGCTGCCGTACAAAGAGCCGTCGATGGTCTTGTTTCAGTTGCTGGGCACCATCGTTGAAGAAGGTCGCCGTTTCGCAGCTACTGCGGACATGAAGGTTGCCGACATGTCGGCCAACGCCCCTGTGGGCACAACTTTGGCTCTGCTGGAGCGTCAGTTAAAAGTCATGTCGGCTGTGCAGGCGCGTATGCACTACGCGTTCAAACAAGAGCTGCGCCTATTGGCCGGTCTGATCCGTGACTACACAGACCCAGCGTACGACTACGAGCCGGACCGTGGCGGGCGCAGAGCCAAGGCAGAGGACTACAACCACGTAGACATCATCCCTGTGTCGGACCCCAACGCGGCAACCATGAGCCAGCGCGTGGTGCAGTACCAAGCCGTCATTCAGATGGCGCAGATGGCTCCCGAGATTTATGACTTGCCGCTGCTACACCGCAACATGCTGGAGGTGTTGGGCATCAAGAACGCCGACAAGCTTGTGCCGTTGCCAGACGACCAGAAGCCAAGAGACCCTGTGTCCGAGAACATGATGGTGCTCAAGAGCGAGCCGGTCAAAGCGTTCCTGTACCAAGACCATGAGGCCCACATCAAGGTGCACATGTCTGCGATGCAGGACCCGATCATCATGCAGTTGATTGGCCAGAACCCCAAGGCAGCGATGATCCAAGCGGCCATGATGGCGCACGTTGCAGATCACGTTGGCTTTGCGTACCGTCAGAAAATTGAGCAGCAGCTCGGCATGCCTTTGCCACCGGAAGACGAGAAGCTCCCGCCGCAGATTGAGGTCGCACTGTCCGGCATGATGGCTCAGGCCGCGCAGCAGGTTCTTCAACAGAGCCAAGCGCAGCAAGCCCAGCAGCAAGCCCAGCAGCAAGCGCAAGACCCCGTGCTCCAGCTACAACAGCAGGACATGCAGATCAAACAGAAAGAACTGGAACTCAAAGAGAAGAAAATTGCTATCGATGCCGCCGCTCGTGCAGACGAGTTGGACCTCAAAGAAAGAGAGTTGGCTGCAAAGATGGAGTTGGACGGCTTCAAAGCGGGCCAGCAGGCTACGCAAACCGAGAAGAAGTTGCAGTCCGACCAAGAACGAGAAGGTGTCCGCATGGGCATCGACATTGCAAAGAGTCGCCAACAGGCAATGCAGAAAAACCAACCAGCGAAAGGTCCGGCTAAATAATGATCCAAGACTTCGCACGCGTATTGCGCGAACAAATACGCAAAGACATGAACAACTATGCCGACGATGCCGCCAGCGGGGCGTGTCGCTCATTTGAGGAATATCAAAAACTCTGCGGAACCATTCAGGGTCTGGCTATTGCAGAGCGCCATTTACTTGACCTTGTGAAGAAAGCCGAACAATCAGATGAGTGAAATCCTTCTGCCCCCGGGTATTACCTTACCCAAATACATCCAGCCCCTAGATAAACCCGAGGATGACGACGATAAAGCGTCCGCTTTGCCTATACCGACGGGCTACAAGATGCTGTGTATCGTGCCTGCCGTAGACGAGAAACTTGCTGGGACATCTCTGGACCTTATCCGAGATGCCGCAACCATGCGCCTTGAAGAGAGCGCCACAACCGTGCTTTGGGTTATGAAGCTCGGACCAGATGCGTACAAAGACACCGCCAAGTTCCCATCAGGTCCGTGGTGCAAGGAAGGTGACTTTGTGCTCGTGCGTACCTACACCGGTACGCGTTTTAGGGTGTTTGGTAAAGAGTTCAGAGTACTGAACGACGACCAGA